GCCATTCCCTGAAGACCTGCACCGCCTCCGAAACCTCCGAAGCCGCCGCCAAAGCCGCCGAAACCGCCCCAACCGAACATACCGAAAATAAGGAACAGGATTATCCATGCTCCCCAGTCGCCGCCCCAACCGTTGCCGTTACCGTCATTTCCGCAAGTGCAAGCGCGGATATCTGCGGGAGTCATTTCGCTTGTAGTAAGTGACATAATATTTCTCCTTTGCAAAATAGATTTATTACATTATCAGCTGATATAATGTACTAAACAAAAAGCGTGGTCAGCCTGTCGGAAACCCCGACAAGTTGACCACGCTCGGTCGTTGCGTTGAAACGCTTGCCAACGCCGTTATTTAAACATTCCTCTGAATTTTTCAAACATTCCCGACATCTGCTGCGCTTGACGCTGTGCCGTGTCAAGCTGCTGCTGACTGACCTTTCCCGAAGAAATAAGGTTGTTGAGTATCTCATTCGGGTTATTGCCTTTCATCTGCTGCATAAAGTCGGGAAACGCGTCCAAAAAGTTATTAGACTTGTTATTTTGCTTCATTGCGTTGAATATCGAATTAGCCATTTTCGTTATCCTCCTTTGTCTTTGCGGACTTTGTAGGTTTAGCGTGTTCCTTTGCAACCAAAGCGTTTAGCCTGTCCTCCAATGCCACAAATTCCTCACGGGTCACAAAGTAGGTGTTATCCTGCTGTAAAGGCGGTGCGGCCTTGTTTGCCGTCCTTTCGGTATAGTCAAAAATACGCAAAGGCAGCGGCATACCGCTTTGGTCGCTGGATTTCAAATAAAACGTGCTATTTTCGCTGTCCATAAGCATTACGGATGTTCCACGCGCTATAAGGTACGCTTTTGCGCCCTCCTCGCCCTGCACCCAAATTATGCCGTTATTAGTGGGTTGCGGGTTAGGCTGCGGCTGCTGATACTGACCGCCGAATTGTGAAAATCTATCGGACATAGGATTATTATAGTAAGGTTGCTGTTGGTACCCCGATATACCGCCCACATTTCCATAATCACCATAATTAGGCATTTTATTTCCTCCGTTCCCAGTAATACACAGGAATTTCTTCCCCGCTGTCCCAAGTGTCGTAATAATCGCCGTCTATAACGGCTATAACGTGACCCGATAAGGCAAGTATATATGTACCGTTCGTGTTATCTCTGCAAAAATCTAATACTGTGTAATAGTCAGAACCGTTATCTATTACCGCGCTTCTCGAAAAACCTCTGCTTTTCAGATACGCGCCCCAAACTGCGTTAGCCGATGGCATATCGTACATCATAAAGCCCCGCAGGAAAATATCAATATACGTTTTTTCCCACGATTGATTCAACGCCTTGCTTATTGCCCGTACCGTGTAGTCGCCTACACGCTTGTTTATGGGGTTTGCGTTATAATTGACCCACATAGTTAATAACTTAATGCGGCAATGTCAGCAGCCGCAAAGTCGGGCTTAAAAACAACGCTTGCCAATACGTCCGTGTCATCCGTCCGCTCAAATTCTCTGTACATATTTTCAGCCTGTTTTTTAGTTATGTTGTATTTAAACTGTATTTGGCTGATGATAATATATTTTGTGTATTTCATAGCCACGCTCCGTACTGTTTTGTTGCTTTGATTATACAAAAATAAAAGCCTCTCGGCAATGAAGCCGAGGGGCAAATAAAGTGCAATTTATGTACTGTTTATATGTGCTTTAAAAGCTTGTTTTCTGACCTGTAAATAATGTTCTTGACCTGACGGACGGACAACTCAAATTCCTCCGCAAGAGGTTCAAAGCAAATACCGTCAAGGAAACGCCGCTTTAAAATATCCCTGTCGCGTTCGTTCAAAATCCATTCGTCTATCAAGTCAGATATTTGGGAACGGGATAAGTCAAAACCGTGTTTCAATGTTTTACCCCTTTCTTCTCTTAACGCCTTTTTTAGCTTTGCGGGTTCTTTTCCTTGTCTTTGTCTGTACTGTTATTTTCGCCATTTATATCACCATCATTTCCTATGTAATTAGCATAATCGCCAATATAATTAGCGTCGCCATCGCCGTCTCCCTCAACTGATACAGTTGTAGTTTCACCCACATAATCGTACTGGCACCAAGCGTATAACCATATTAAATTACTTGCAAATAACATTGCTATTGCAATAATAGTTATAATAGCCAAACGTTTAATATGCCGCTCTGACCTTGCCTGTTCGCTCTCATAGACAATATAAGGTACGGAGGCTACCGCGTTTTCTGGGGCTTTGATCTCTTTAACCTCTTTGACAGTGTTCTGCTCATTTCCTTTATTTTGCATAAATAATCACCAACCATTTTTTAATATAACAGCTTATACTGTTAGTATTATTATATATTTTTTGGTATAGCTTGTCAAGCTTCACTTAACAAAGCTCTGCACAATAGTGGTAATAAGCGTGCCCACAGTTGCGGTAGCGATAATCCCTACAAGCTTCTCAAGGGTGCTCCACTTCTGTATAAGTAGCTCTATCCGCTTATCGTCGTTGGCGAATTTTTTATTGACGGTCTCCTGCCGCTCCACACAGTCGTCTTTGAGGACATAGCGGTCGTCGAAAACGTCCTGTAGCCTCATAACCTCATCGTGTTCCATGCTTATCCCTCCGTATCCTCATTATTAAGCGCAGCTTTGTCCGTACCGCTTTCGGCAAGAATGTATGTAACAAGCACTCCCGCCGACGTGATCGCACCCGCTATCTTTTCCTGCGAGCCGCTGTCTGCGCCGAAGATTATCATTATGCTGATAACCACGCCCGACACCGCCGCCCAAAACTTTCTTGACGACAATTTTCTTTTCCAGTTGATGTTTTTCATACCGTTCCCTCCTTCTTAACAACAGTCATGCCAAGGTCTTTAAGCTTAGTGGAAAGAACGTCCGCCGCACTTGATTTCAGTCCGCTTTTGGCGGCTGTTACTTCAAACTTAGGTTCGGTTTTTCCGAAGCCGTTCAGCCCCGCCTTTTTAATGATAGTGGGATAATCCTTATAGGCAATATCGAGGTCAACATTACCGACAATACCGTTAACCGCGCCTTTATCCGTGTACTGCCAGATACCGTGCGTACCAGTGTAGGTTTTAGCGGTACGCCACTCCGCAAGCCACAAGTCAAAGCGGCTAAGCTTTTCGCGGTCAAGACGGTTTATCAGCCAGTCGGGATTGCTGTAGATCGCAGTGTAGTATCCCGCCTTTTCAACCTTGTCGCAAAAAGCCGCTGTAATTTCTGTAAGCAGATTTTTTCCGAGGTGTGCTTGTGTTTTATCCTCGATGTCAAACACAACGGGATATTCAAACTGCTTTCCAGAAATAAGCTCCAGCATAAAGTCAGCCTCAAGCTTTGCGTCCTCAACAGTCGCGGCGTAGCTGTAGTGATACACGCCAACGGGTATGCCAACACGCTTGCACTCTCTGTAGTTCCTTTCAAACTGCGTGTCTATCTGCGTCGGACTTTTCCGTCCGAAACCGCAGCGCAAAATCGCAAACTGTACACCCGCAGCTTTGACCTTGCCCCAGTCGATTGTTCCGTTGTGGTGTGATACGTCGATTCCTTTTAAATTCATTTTAGTTTTCCTCCATCATCATTTTAGCGACTTCGTTGTACTCCTCTTCGGATATCCTGCCGTTAAGCAGGAAAACGTCCAGCTTGTTCATCATGGAATTAGCGTCCAGAGTCCCCTTTTTCTTCTGGACTTCAATAGCCTTTTTTACGATCTCAAAAGTCATATAAAACACTCCTTTCAGTTAATGCCGAGTTCAAGACAAGCTAAGCGGTACTCCACATCAAGATTTATTTCCGCCTGCGTGATACCGCCCGTGTCCTCAACAATTTCTTCCGTAACATCAGTCCGGATATCTGATTCGGGATATCCAAAACTGCCTGTTTCCGCGTCGTATTCCATGCCGACCTCAACAGCAGTATCGTCCTCTACGTGTATAAGCTCCGCAATAAAGTCCGCGGGGAATCTTTTTTCCACTGTAACGTCCGGAAACGTCGGGTCGATATCTGGTATGATTTCGATAACGGTTCTTCCGTCAAGTCTAACGTACATAATCATCACTCCTATCCTAAAAATTCAATGTATATGACTCCCGCCGTACCTGCTGTGACAGCAGCGGCTACCCGAGCTGCTGCCACGTCTGCGATTTCTGTAATATTGGGGCTGTATTTCTTGTACTGCTGTATAAGAGTACTTGCGTTAATAGCCGGTTTTGCGGACGTTCCTACAGTGCAGATTATACTTTGATTCAGCGTAAGATCAAATATTCCCATAGTCATTCCGCCGCATTTACCCGGAATGGCATATATATTTGCCTGATTTGTTGATGTTGAGCTGCTGTTCTTATAACCCATTTGAAAGACATAACCTATTCCTCCGCCTGCACCGTACCCTAAACCCGGACTTCCCGGCGTTCCGCCGTTTCCCGACGAAGGAGCCACCGTATGATTGTCCGTGGATTTTGTAATAGTAACAGGCGTTCCTCCATAGTTCATACCGTCATAACCGCCGTACCCTCCGCAGCCATTTATATGCGAAGTACAAGCGGTCTCGACCGCACCTCCCGGAGCCGATAAAAGATTCCCGAAAGACGTTGTACCTCCCGCTGACTGTAGTGCGCTTGTGTTTTCGTGAAATATAATGCCCCCGCTTGCACCGCCCCCAACACATACGACTTTCCACGCCCCCGCTTTGGGACACGTCCAAGTTTGCGAGGACTTGATCCAATAAACCTGCTGCATAAAAATCAACCCTTTCTAAAAAATTCTGAATAATTCGGACGGACGGAGCTGCCGTCTGATTGTACTTGTAACCGTTTCGGCTGCACCTGATTCCGATGACGGCGTGTAGCCGAGAGCAGCAGTAACATTATCCTTTGTCAGTTCCCCGCGAATTGTCGCAGAGGACTTATTTTCCACATTACCCAAGCCGATATTTGCCGCCGTGATGTTCACCTGACCAATCCTGTAGGACGATTCCGCGCCGCCCTTAACGCCTGTGATAGTGTTCGCCTGTGCCCCCGCCGCAATGCCGTCCAGCTTCTTTTTATCCGCTGCGGACATCAAACCGTTAGCGGATTGAGTAACCGCACCATATGTCGTGTTTGTGGTCGGGGGAGTATATCCAAGCGCGGAGGTAACATCGCTTTTTGTCAGCTCCCCTCGGATAGCCGCCGAGGATTTGTTCTCGACGTTTCCCAAACCAAGCTGGGACTTAGTGACATTGTGAGGATTATCTTCATTCGCCGCATGATTTTCCGCAGCCTCGAGAGCTTCCTGCAAACCCTCAATGTTTTCTGCGGTATGTTCGTGACTGCCGTCCGCAACCTTAAGAACACCGTTTTCTTTTACTATAGTCCTGCTGTCAAAAACCAGACCGAAATCCTCCAGAGACTTATTGCCGCTAAGCGTAACGCCCTCAATGCTCGGTTTGTTTTCCAGAAGCTTATAGTCGCTGTCAACTACGGTTTTCGGCTTGTCGATAACGCCGTTCAGATTTTTTTGTGTAACTATCCTGCCGCTGAAGCCCTGCATTATATCACCTCCGGTTCGCCGAGTGCGGGAAGTATCCTGAACGTGTCCGCGATAACAGCGGTATAAAAATCCCTGCCTCCGATAAGAACGGCAACGTCGTACAGATAATATCCCGTTTCAAGAGAAACAGTGTCCCGCGGATCAAGATGTATCAGCAGTTCACCGTTTTCGCCGCATTCCGATGGGAGTATGTATTTCTGGATAATGGGATTTTCAGACATATCGTCACGAAGCTTGACCGTAAAGACCGCGCTGTCTTTTTCTTTTAGGGCATAAGGCGCGCCGCCTGCGTCATAAAGCATGACCGAAAGGTCAAGCGTGTTTCCGCGCGGAAGCTTTATCATTTCAGCACCTCCCTAAATAACATGGAACTTGTCCGCAACGCTGCCGCTGCGGCGTTTCAGCAGAGCAACGTCCTGCTTCAATTCTTCGTTCGGCAGTGTAACAATCACGTTTCCGTCTTGCGTCAGAACTGAATCCAAAAATTTATTCCATTCAGCCGAAGCCTGTGAAAGCGCAAGGTTGTTCGCAGTCATTATAGCCGAAATTATCTGCGACATATATTCCTCGGTATCTATCTGATTCAGCACTCCAGCCACGATACCGCAGACTGAAGCGTCAAACCGCATATCCTTGATATCAACCGGATATATCTCCGCGGCGTTTGCACCTACGGTTATTTCACCGACGCAAATATCGTACATTGAGGACTTCCGCGTAACATTGGGCGGAAACGGGCTTTCCGCCTCGTTTCCCATGATAACGGCAGGATAAACAGACCGCGTTGTCATATCAAGACGTATAACTATCCTGTCGATACGCGGGTAAGCCCCTCCGTACTGCAATTTCAGCAGATCGGAACCGTCCGAATAACCAACATATCCGTTTATAAAGCAGCTCCCCGCCGCGATACGGACCGTAAGTCCACCTGCCGCCTGAACCTGCATTGAAGTTGCGGGATTGGCGTAAACACCATTTCCGATAAACTGACGGAAATAGTCCGCCCAATCCTCCGCATTGTACTTGCGGTCGCCCAGATAACTGTTGAAAAAACCGCTACGCATTATCTTTTCACTTCCTTTATGAGGTCTATCACTGTCCGCATGGGTGCTCCGAATAAAACGTCAACCCTTTTTGTTCCCGCCTCGAAAACCTCCGTGACCTCCTCGATCTGCTTATGATACGACGTTCCGCGGGCGGTATCTTCGATAGTGACAATATCGCCCAAATGCCACTCGTTGCGGAAACCGCCGCTTTCAAAACTGTACTTGATAGGATTGCTTCCGCAGGCAAGCTGAAAAAATTCAGAACCGACCGTGCAGCGGTCAAAACAGCTTTGACGGATACCGCCTCTTGTGATCCAAACGCCTTTTTTGCCCCGCTCCGTGCATATCTCCAGAACGTCCCCCGCGTCCATAAAAGCGGGTACCTCAATAAACTGACCGGTGCGGAGATTCGTAAGCTTTGGCTTTGCACAGGAACCTTTTGCCGTTATGATAAACAGCGCGCCGCTTTCCACCGTTCCGCCGTTCCAAAGGTCGGTGATAGTACCCGCCTTGATATCTCCGAACTCCATTCCGCTTTCGGGAATGCCGATAATGAACTCGAACAGAGGGATAATTCCAGCCATAACTATAGAATTATCTCCGCTTTTCCTCCAGTACGGATCGGGGCATATAAGGGATATCTGCGTTACCATGGGGTATGTGTTGGGCGGCGTGCTGACCTGCTCTGTCCGGCACTCTATATATGCGTCTATGTTGTCAGTTATGTAGCGGAGACGAAGTTCCTTTTTTCTGTTAAGCAGACTGTTCAGCCGAAGCTTGCTGATTTCATGTTTCCACTTCGCGCCGATGTACTGAATCACAAGAGAAATGCCGCGCTGCGGAAGTGTACTGTTTTGATATATACTTCCATCGAGTCCGTACAGCTGCATTGACGATATGTCGGAGGAAAACCCGATACCGTCCGCGGAAACTAACCTTATCCCGATATCGCTGTACAGATCAATTTTTTCTCCGTCAGGGGAAATATCCGATAGTATCAATTGTCTTTTCACATTATGCCTCCTATCTTATTACCGACGCAAGCTGTAGTCCCTGCCGTGTCCGACGGTTTATTTCAGCGGTATCCAAAGCCCTGGGACTGTTATTTATTTGGGTAAAATTAATACCGCCCCGATCATTTCCGCCGTTTGCGCCGTACCGTTTCCGCCTTGTTGCAGTTGCGTCCACTTCTACATCAAAGTCAAAGCTTGTGGGTACCGATTTCTGCATATCTGCGGATATTTTCGACATCTGCTCCGTGAAGCCTATGCCTACGCCGTCCGCAAGGTTAAGACCGATCTCTTTTTTCATTTTCGTCGACGGACTGTGAATACCGAAAAAATCCTTAAAAGCATTCATAATTTTTTCGCCCGCTGCGGAAATTTTTTCTTTTACAGCAGTAACGCCGTTGATAATTCCTTCTCCGATACCCGACATAATGTCGGAACCGATCTGAGTCATTTTTGAGAAATTCTCTTTGAACCCGTCAATGATACCCTTGATGATCTTAGGTATCGCCGAAACTATCCCGATTATGATTTTAGGCAGGTCGGTAATAATGGCAATAAACAGATCGATTCCTGCAAGTGCAAGTTCGGGAGCCGCTTCTATCAATCCGGTTATTATTCCGTCTATGATCTGCGGCAGCGCGTTCACGATAGCTATTATAATATCGGGGAGCGCACCTATAATTCCAATAAACAGGTCCATACCAGCCTCTACAAGCTGCGGATACGCTCCAACGATGGCGGTAACTATACCCGTGATGATTTGCGGCAACGCTTCAACAATGGTCGTGATAATTTCGGGCAACGCTCCTATAAGCGCAACAAACAGATCAATGCCCGCCTGGATTATTTGAGGCAGAGCTTCAAACAGTGCGGAAACAATGCCGTTTATGATTTCGGGCAATGCCGCTACGATCTGTACGATCGCGTCGGGCAACGCCTCCGTAAGAGATACAAAAAGCTGTAACCCCGCTTCTATCAGCAAAGGTATATTTTCTATAATAGAATTGCATATAAGAGGGACAAGCTCAGAGATTGCCTGAATAATTTTCGGAAGCACAGTTGCGGCGGCTTCGGTAAGTCCCGCAAAAAACTGCGCTGCACCCGAGATCAGAGCAGGGGCATTCTGTACAAGCGCACCCGAAATATCGGAAACGATCTGCGGAAGCATGGGCGTTATTTGTGCAATAACCTGATTAAGCCCGTCAAGGATACCCTTAAACAGCGTTACAGAGCCTTTAAGAAGCGTAGGGACAAAGGACGGTATTTTCTGCACAAGACCGCTTACAAGTCCGTTAAAGCCGCTTATGAACGCGGGCAGTATGGAATCTACAGCAGTCGGCAATGTTTCCGAAACGGACTGCACTATGGAAAGAACAATGCCGTTAAAGCTGCTTAGAAACGTCGGGAGCATATCGGAAATGTCGTTTACAAGATTTTCTCCTATCATAGGTATAATGTCCTGTATGTACTGTACCGCTCCCTCAATGCCGCCGCTTTCAAAAGCCGCTGTAAGATTGGTTATTTCTTGGGTTCCTTGCTGTACAAATTGCCGCAATCTGCTTTCCGTACCGTTCAGAGCGTCATATATAGCCATTTTTGCGCCGTCTGCCGCGCTGCCTAAAAGAGTTATGTCACCCTCCAGATTGTTAAGCTGTGTAGCCGCCTGTTCCGCTGTTGAACCGCTTGCCTCTGCTAAGCCTGTTTTGAATTTTTCGATACTGTCGGCAGAGGTGTTCGCCATTTTATTGAAAGCGTCAAGTCCCTGTATGCCGAAAATAGAGTTTTTATACGCGTTTGCCTCCTCGGCGGAAAGACCTGACAGTGCATTGCTCAACTCATCAACTACCGTGTTAAAATCCCTTGCGCTTCCGTTGGTGTCATATGCGGAAACGCCCAGACTGTTCAAAGCCTTTTTCGCGGTATCGGTAGGCGTGTAAAGGTTAGACATAGCCGCCTTAAGGGAGGTTGCGGCTTTTTCACCCGTGACGTTTGCGTCGGCAAGCTTTAAAAGCGATAACGTCATAGAGTCGGCTTTCAGACCATAAGAGCTGGCCGTTGCCGATATGCCAGACAGACCCGCTCCTAATTCTCCGACGCTTGTGTTAGCCAGGGTCGCACCTTTAGCCATAAGGTCGGCATAAAACTGTGCGTTTGAAGCTTCATCGCCAAAGCCCTTTAAAGTGCCGGTTAAATATCCGGCGGAATCTTCAAGCGACAACGCACCCGCAGAAGCCATGTTCAAGGTAGTTTCAAGCAGTGAAGCTGACTCTGCTGTGGCGGTTACGGATTCTTTCATATCCATACCTGCCATTGCAAGTATATTAAGTCCGTCGGCAGCCTCAGAGGCGGTAAAGGAGGTTGTCGCCCCCATTTCCTTAGCCGCAGCCGCAAGGAACTCTATCTGATCAACGGTAGTTCCCATAGTAGCCGCGACCTGTGACATGGAGCTGTCAAAAGCTTTTCCCGTGTCAATGCTGCTTTTGGCAAGTCCGGCGACCGCCGCGCCTGCCGCGGTTATTGAAGCGGTGTATGTTTTGACCGCCCCGACAGTAATTTTAGCGGTCGCGCTTACGACCTTGCCTATACCGTCAGCCGCGGATTTTGCCCCGCTTGCGATCCCCTCAAGAATGCCTTTAAGATTTTTGGAACGGAGCTTGTCGATCTCCTTGTTGTTAGCTTTCTGCGCCGCTTCAAGCTGATTGATATTCTTTGTGGTATTATTTGCCTGTATTTGGTAATCGTTCAGCTTTTTGGTAATACCCGCAACAGCCTCGGAAGCCTTTTTCGCTTCGTCACTGTTCGCACCGTACTTTTCAGACATTTCGGCCGCGGTCTGAATCGCCTTTTCCTGCGCCTCCCGCGCCTTTTCAACAGCCGATTGCAGTACCGACAGCTTTTCCTTTTGGGAGTCAAGCTGCCGTCCGTATATATCGCCCTTGCCTTTAAGGTCGGAGATCGACGCGCCGCTTTTGTCAAAGGAGGATACCGCCGCCCCCATTTCGGAGGAAAGCACCCGCAGCTCCTGATTTATATTTGTTATCGCCGCCTTGAACTGCGCTTCACCGTCCAGCTTCAAGGACGTTCCGATCTCTCTTTTAGCCATATTATTCGCCCACCCTAAAAAGCCACATCTGAATTATTTCTCCCGGTGTAGTAATATTTATTTCCCGATAGTTCATACCGAGGCAATATCCCCGCTGGAACAGGCGCGCGGCGGTCAGGTTGCCGCACGCCGTTCCTCCTTTTTTTCACGTTTGATCTCCGCAAGGTCGGGGTCTTTTTCCGTCAGCTCCACGCCTTCGGGAATCTCATAGTCCGACCCCAGATTGAGAGCGGCGAAAATTTCCCCGCGGTATGTAAGAATATCGGAAACGTTGAGAATGCTTATAAAATAATCTTCGGGGAAAAGCGGCTTTTTATCTCCCTGCTCCAAGCCCAGAGAAATATCCGCGTTGTGTTTTATGACCGCGCCGTTGGCAAGATCGGCGAGTATGTAGCTGAACCGCGACAGCGTTTCGGCAGTATTGCCCCCGCTGTTCAGCCATTTGCCCAGACCGCTTATATCTCCGCCGATCCTTTCCGACATATGCATGAACGCCCATGTGGAGAAAAACAGTTCGATCTTTTTTCCGTCGATCTCGATAATTTTAGACCTGCTCATCTGCGGTACCTCCCGTATTTTCCGTATTACCGCCCGCGCCGCTTCCGGCGGGATTTTCGGAAAGCTTGAAATAATCGTTAAGGTACTTCCGCGCTTCGTCCTCCGTCCGGAAATTCACTACCTTTTCATAGGGATCGTTGTTGAAGCCCGACAGCGTTTCAATAGTGCCCTCGCTCTCGTAGGTGCCCCAGGAAATGGACTTCTCTTTCGTTTTCGCGCTTTCCTTGGGAGGCTTGAATTTCGTCTTGTAGAGGATAGTCGCCTGATAGCTCTTTTTGTTATTTTTGATAACGGTTTTGTAGTAACCGAATACAAAATAGGGAGGTATATCCCAGCCGCCTTTTTCCAGCTCTTCTGGGGAACCGTCGTCCGCCGCCGTGTAGGTGTGCCCGTACATTTTTGCCTGCGCTTCAAGGGTCATGTGATCCACGCAGATTTTCAGTGTGCCCTCGTCGAAGTTCAGATAATTTTCCGCGATTTCATCATCGGCATAAAGAGGATTGTCCGAAAATTTTACCTCCTTGTCTGCCGATATCATTTTCCCTATCACAAACGCGGTACCCGCTTCAACCTCGGGGTATACGCCCTTTATGTAATTAGCTATAGGCGCTGCGATGGGGTATTTAAGTCCGATCATTGCCATAATCAAAATCCCTCTTTCTCTAAATAGTTGTTAAAAACATTTTCCATAGCCGATACTGCTTTGTCCTCAGCTGCCTCCTCAACAGCGTCAACAAAGCGTGTCGGGGCTTGTCCGCTCTTTCCGTAATGGAGTATAAACGCCTTTTCGGCATTCCGCCCCCCCTTGCGGTCTTTACCCTGCGGGTAAATTTCCTTTGCCGATACGTCGCCGATCTTTTTTATACCTTTTGTCGGCGCAACGCTGCTTGCCATATCTCCCGTTGAACGTCCGTCAGGCTTAGTAGCCTCCAGTATGCCGTGTATCCATTCTTCGGCGACAACCTCCGCGCCCGCGCCCAGCATATCTGAAACCAGCTCCTCATTATCAAGCTGACCCAACCGCTTTAAATCGGCAGCCAAAGAGTCAATGCCGTTTACCGAAAACTTAGCCATCTCCGAACACCTCCACCGTATAGGCATAATGCGTAAATCCCGTATCGTCCTCATAATCAATGACGGGATCGTCAATGCAGATATCGTCATACGCCGACAGTACAGAGGTTATTTCCGCAGGAATGCCGCTGTATTCTTTTTTTGTATAAAAATCAACAGCGATACGCATACCCTTTTCGGAAGGAACACCGTCAAGGGATAATCCCTTGATTTCCTGCCATACGATATAGTTATCCGCCGACTTGTGAGCCTTTTGGTGATAAACGGAAACGCCGGGGATACTGCATAAAACATCACGAAATTCACGCAAAGTCATAATTGCTCTCCAATCTCCGCAGGGACAAAAGCTTTGTGTGCGGTCGGGTATCGGTCTTGTTCTGTACCTGCTCAATGCTGTACTGGTTTTCGTCCTCGCTCACAAGGATAACAACGTCCTGCGGGGACACCTTGA